AGATGGAAAACCCCCAACAGACGTTGTTGCCGGGCGCTTATGGGAAATCGAACAGCGCCGAAAAAATAGAAACGGAACCCCTGACAAGAATTCCTGAGCCACCCGAATCCTATATCGAGTTTAAATGTCTGATTTATGGATTAGATGATGAGGAACGCCAACATGCATTGAGGGGGCTCTACAAAAAGAATCCGGAATGGAAAAGAGAGATTGGGGGTTACATGATAAAATTGCTCAATATTAAAAATCATAACGTAAGCTGGGCCGAAATGGCATTGGCCGAGGATCATCTGAGATTTCAGGGATCCGGGATTCCGCCGGTGGAAAAAATTGAGATTAGGCAATCTGACGGGAAAAAACATGGTCAAAGTCAATGGATGCTGATCATTGATTTTGATTATTGGAGACAAGAGGGGGAACCAAAAAGGAGAAAGATCTACATTCCTCTGGATCCGGAATCCCAGAGATACGACAAAATAAAGAGATAATGGAATATCTAATCGCTCCCGTTGCCAAACCCAGAATGACGCGAGGTGATAAATGGCGGAAGATCCCACGAAAGCCCGTTGGTAAATATTGGGCATTCTGTCGCCGCTGCCAACTTCTAAAAATGGAACTGCCCCTTTCAAATGCGAGTGTTACCTTTATCGTTCCGATGGCCGAATCCTGGTCTAAGAAAAAACGCAAACAGTTCGACGGAAAACCCCACCAACCCAAAGGAGGACCGGACCTCGATAATTTTTTGAAAGCATTGGGAGACGCGCTTTATAAAAACGATTCATGTATCTGGGATGTTCACATCCGGAAAGTCTGGGGATACGAAGGCAAAATAATTATTGACCAAAGCGACATGACGCGGGGAATTTCATATCTGGCCCCAGCATATGAGACGATGGCAAAAGATAAAGGCAAAAAAGGAAGATAATACTATGCCCACTTTGAATGCTAATTTCTTTTGTCCATATTGCAAAGGTTTCAATATTCGAAAAACAAAGAAACCGTTGGCGTCGAGCATTTGCGAAAAGTGCGGGAAGAAAATTGATTTGAACAAGATCAAGGTGAAATATACGGTTCAAAACCTGGGGGGATAGACATGGAATTCAAGGCAGAAATTGAAGGCATCGAGGAAGCCAAAAAACTTATCTCGGCTCGCCTAATGAACGAAGTTTTAAAATATACCAATCAGGATCTCGTCAAGGTTGTTCGAGGGGTAATAAAAGATAAAATCATGGAGGGCTATAATATCAAACCGGGGGATCTCAATACGGCGATGAAAATCAAACAGGGAGCCGACCCACTTGAACAAATCATCCAGATTAACGATGCCGACAAGAGGGGGATTCCTATATTCAAACTCGCGGGGCGAAAGGCTGTTCAAACCCGCGAGGGGGTTTGGGCAGAGATCCGGAGAGGAAGGGCGAAAGCATTTACTCAGGCATTCATTCAGGTTATGCCGAGTTCCGGCCACAGGGGCGTATTCGTTCGTTTTCGGGGCGGATCCGGAAAGGGCGGAAGAATGACACGCAAAGATGTCGGAGGAAAGAATCCGCCCATTCATGAGATTTATGGTCCGCGAATCACGTCGCTCGTGAAGAGCCCGATCATGGGCGAGGCAATCAAAAAGGCAATCAATGATAACCTGACCAGGATCTTTAAACAGAAGCTCGCATGGAAGACCGGGGGTTTACTTGGAAAATAAAATGGGTCCTTCCAAATTACAACCGGCCATGAGGCGTCAGTGACCGCAAATCTCGTATGCGAGCCAAGATTTTTTTGAGCTTAACATATGAATCTAATTAACCATCTTTACTTTAGAGGTAATTTTTAATTAGAATGCCACGGCTACTCACACAAGCTCAGTATGCGCGGAAAACGAGATATTCACGGGCGCGAATTAACCAACTCGTGAAGCAGGGAGTGATCATCCTGAAAAATAGGAAGGTCAATCCGGTGCAAGCCGAAGTTGCAATTACAGCCAATATCGATCGTTCACGTCGGCTAAGATCAGAAGCTAAACCAAAGATTGGGAAATCTCAACAAATGGAACTTCTTCCGGGTGCATTTAACAATGATCAACAAAAGATTCCATCCCAAAATGGATTTAACAACGATCAACAAAAGAACCCGTTCCAAGCTGGATTTAACAATGATCATCTTAGTTCGTTAACCGAAGCGAGACGAGATCATGAACTTTTAAAAATAAAGTTGACTGAAGTTCAGCTAAAAATAAAAAGAGGAGAGCTCGTCCCCAAAACGGAGCCAATCAAATGGCTCGTTGCTCTTGGATCTGCGACGAAACTTGCCTTTCAAGGACTTCCAAAGCGATTAGCGCCGATTGTCCGGCTCTATGATGATGAAAAAAAGATCGAATTGATCATTCGCCGAGAAGTTTACAGAATCATCCGTGAATTGGAGAAACCCCTACATGGACCAAAATCTCGCAATCTTGATAAAGCAAATACCAAATGAGGCCTGGCAACGAATATGGAAACTACCGGATGACATTTCAATCCCGGACTGGATTGAAAAGAATGTTAAACTTTCTGAAAAAACATCAGCCGAACCAGGGGCATTGCGAATCGAAAGGACGCCCTATACCAGAGGACCCCTTGTTGCCCTGGGGGATCTATTTATTGAGGAAGTTATCCTGGTTTGGGGAAGGCAGCTCGGGAAAACCATGGGAGTGCTCTGTCCCTTCGTCTGTTATGTGATCGCCCAGGATCCGGGGCCCGGGACCTTTCTTTTGCCGACCCGGGATAAAGCAAAGGAATATTTTGAAACAAAGCTCGATCCGGTGTTTCAGGCCTGCGAAGAGATCCGGGACCGGGTGCCGGACAATCCGGATGATTATACGAAACTCCGGATGAATTTTTCGACAATGGTTCTCGCCATGGCCTGGGCGGGATCGGAAAGCCAGACAACGACCAGATCGAACCGGTATCTGATCGTGGACGAGGCGGACGAAATTAAGAAGGCCGTGGGAGAGCATGCGATCGATCCGATTCGGGGAATCGAGCAAACCCTAACGACCTACTCAAACCGCAAAGAGATTATGGCGTCATCACCTACCATACCCGAAGGAAATATCTGGCAGGCCCTCAAAAAGTGCCAATACGTCTTTGAATATTGGATTCCCTGCCCCCATTGCAGACGTCTGCAAATTCTTTATTGGGAGAATGTTCGGTTCGGCGAGGACCATGACCCGGTGGTCGTTGAGGAAATCGCCTGGTATGAATGCGAGGCTTGCCAGGGGAAAATACCGAACATGGATAAAATCCGGATGCTCGCAAAAGGAGAATGGAGAGCACGTCTTACCGCGGATCCATGCGATCAGATCATGAAAAAGGTTCGGGTCAGGATTGAGGATACAATCTCTCTGGATCAGGTGCTCGAAGATATGCGGGTTAAAAGGATTGGATTTTTTCTTCCCAAATGGTATTCCCCTTTCAGCGGAGGAACATTTGGGGTCATTGCAAAGGAATTCATCGAGGCGAATAAGAAACTCCAGGAAGGTCAGGATTTCGCGCCGATGCGGAACTGGAGAATTTATAATGCGGCCAGACCCTGGGAGGAGGAGACGATTAAAGAGACTGAACTCGAACTGATGGCTAATCGTATCGATGTTCCTTCGTTGATTTGTCCCAAGGAGACCCTTGCCATCACCTGCGGGATCGATCGAAGCGAGAAAGGATTCTGGTATGTCGTGACCGCGTGGGTATTCCAACCAGGGACGAACGGATATGCCTCCCACTTGCTTCATTACGGAGTCATGGCCGAGGATTGGGAGCAGCTGGAGAATTTTGTCCTCAATACGACATATGCCGTTGATGGGTCGGAGACATTACGAAAACCGATTCTCATCACGGGGTTTGATACGGGTGGAGGTGAAGAACAGGAATCCGCGATTACTCAGACGGCGGAGGGCTATGATTGGTTGAGAAAAATGCGGGCACCAGACAAGAATCTTAGAATCTTCGGGACGAAGGGACTTTCCCGCCCAGCGAAAAAGAAGGTAAGACAAGGGAAGATTGATAAAATGCCCGGTCCCAAAGGGGAACCGATCGCGGGCGGCCTCTGGATCTGGGAAATGGATACGTCCGAGCTTAAAAAAGATATGTGGTTCCATTTGCGAAGACAGCCCGATCAAACAGGACGGTTCACGTTTCATTCCGAGACCGATCTGGATTATATGCGACATCTCCTCTCCGAAAAATATTTGATCGAAGGGGGAAAGTGGACATGGAAGAGGAAAGGCCGGAATCACTGGCTCGATGCGACCATTATCAATTTTGCACTCATGGACAATGAATGTTACGGCCTCCAGATTATGACACTCACGAAAAAGGCAGCCGAAAGAAGGCAGATTTCAAAGGGAATTGGGTGATGATATGAAAATCTTTGTGGCGATTTCGCAGTATAAAATCATGAAGGAGGAGCGAGTTCTCGAACTGGCCAAAGAGATCGGTCTGAAAAACTTTAAGGCCTATTCTTTGGAATTTCATCCCATGTTTGAGAATTCCCTTGTGGAGATGGTCGAAAGAAATCCCCATCATCAATTTCTCTTTCAGAGGATCCTCGGGACCATCATCGATCGATCCCGATCGACGCTCTTAGGCATCTGGAAAAAACTTTATGACGAGGGAGATGTCTATGATTATTTTCTAATTCTTGATGAAGATATCAGCTTCCCTGCGGAAGCCATCGACATGATGATCAAGGCAGATCGGCCCATTATTGGGGCGACCTATTCATTCAAAACCGATAGGGGACCGAAAGGCAATATGCCGGTTTCGAAATTTTTCCATAGAGAAAAAGTACGACCGGACGGAACACTCAAAATTAAATGGCTAAACGGCGGGTTTATTTTTGTGCGGAAGGATGCCCTTTTGAAAATGATCGAAAACTATCCCGAACTTCGCTGGGAGAGATTTCAGGAGCACGAGGGAGACGATATCGATATCAAGGAGAGCTGGGCGCTCTGGCTTTCTTACATTGAAAGAGATTTCGGCGTCCGCCAATATCTTTCCGAGGATTATGCTTTTTGCGAACGCGCAAGGAAAATCGGTTACGAGATTTGGTGCCATACGAAGATTCCACTCCTTCACTGGGAAGGGCCCGTGGCCTATGCAGTGAATTGGCAAAGGATGATCCACAAGGAAAAACCGGACCGGCCGATCATCAACAATATCGAAGGATGGACCACCGAGTTAGAATTGGAATGGCTGGAGGATCGGGCAAAAGAGATGACTTCAATCGTCGAGATCGGATGCTGGAAAGGAAGATCTGCCAAAGCATTATTGGAAGGATGCCAGGGGAAGGTTTGGTGCGTGGACCATTTTAAGGGTAGCTCGGGTAACCAATTTTCAAGCCCGGAGCGAGCGGAGAAAGAAAAAATCTATGAAAAATTTATGGAGAATGTGGGTCATTACCGAAACCTTGAAATCCTCAAATGCAAAAGTGAAGATGCCGCCAAGAAATTTGTCAATCCGGTAGATATGGTCTTTATCGATGGGAATCATGAAACCGCGAAAAAAGATATCGAGCTCTGGCTGCCGCGATGCACAAAGCTGATCTGCGGCCACGATTATAACGAGAATAGCGTCTGGCGAGCGGTCCATGATGTTCTGGGCCAGATCACCGGGGTTTACGAATCGATTTGGTATAAGGAGGTTTGATGAGAAAAGCAGTCCTGATTCTGGATAACGGTATGAAGATCCGGCTCCATCTGAAGGAAAAAGACGTGAGAAGACTCATCAGTCAACCCAAAGGACCTTTCGTCAAACCCAAAAGATGGACCCGGGCAAAGGACTTTTTGAAAAGAATCTGGAAAAGGAGGCCGGGATGATCAAATATTACACGGTGAAAGAAACGGCTGATATCTTTAGAAGAACCACCCGGACGATCCTCCGTTGGATCGAAGATGGTTATCTCGAATCAAAAAGAGTAAAAGACGGTCATCTCATTTCAGAGCTTGAGATCCATCGAATTTTGGATAATCCCGCAAAAACGACCCTTCCGGAATGAAAATCACATGACAAATGACGACATTAGACGACATTAGGTCATAGACAAGCCTCTTTTTATGTGATTTACTAAGAACCATTAAGATCCTCCCGTCTCGAGCGGGGGTTAATTCACGAAGCCATCCAGGGCCCTGGCTCTGGATGGCTTTTTCTTTTTTGGAGGGTTTTATGTAATGGCCGGAATCACGCTCGCGGAGTCAGAAGCAAAATTAGTTCTCTGGATGAAGGCGGACGATAAGGTCGCCTCTGGGCAGTCCTATTCGATCGGTGGGCGGTCTTTGAGCCGGGCGGATGCAAAGATGATCCAGGAGAATATCAAGTTCTGGGACCGAAAAGTCAAAGAGCTTAACGACGGCGGAATCAAGGTGATCGCCGTAACGCCGGTGGGGTGATGGCCAAACTGAATCTTCCGGAGAAAAATGTCGTTGATCGGGTCATTGAATATTTTGCTCCCATCAGGGCCCATCAACGGTTCAGGGCACGCTGGATGCTATCCATCGTTGGTTCATATACGGGGGCTTCAACCTCCAAGCGATCGCTTTCCACCTGGAAGCCGCATCAGATCGATGCGGATTCCGCAATCCTTCCCGACCTTCCCACGCTTCGAGATCGCAGCCGCGATTTAATCCGCAACGCCCCCCTGGCCACGGGAGCGATAAACACAGCCACGACAAATGTGATCGGGACGGGACTTAAACTTCAAGCCCGCCTGGATCGCGACGTTCTCAAATTCAGCGATCAGGAAGCTGATGCCTGGGAAAAAAAGACGGAGCGCGAATTTCGCCTTTGGGCCGAATCGCAGGATTGCGACGCCTGCCGGATCCTCAATTTCGCCTCGATCCAGGAACTGGTCTTCAGGCAGACGCTCGAAAGCGGAGATGTTTTCGTTTTGCTTCCAAAGATCAAGCGACCTCCCTTGCCCTATGATATGAGACTCCAGATCATTGAGGCGGACCGCGTCTGCAACAAAGACAATGCCAGGGACACAAACATGCTGGCCGGCGGCATTGAGAAAACGATTGAGGGCATTCCCGTTAAATATCATATCCGCAAGGATCATCCCGGAAATCTTTTAAATGCCCAAACCGGAGCGACATGGGACGTGATCCCTGTCTTTGGTGAAAAGACAGGACTCCGAAACATAATTCATCTTTACCGGATGCTGAGGCCAGGCCAGAGCCGGGGCCTTCCTTATCTCTCTCCGGTTATCGATAGCCTCAAACAACTGGATCGCTATACCGAGGCCGAGATCATGGCTGCCGTCGTGGCGGGAATGTATACGGTTTTCGTTAAGACAGAAGGCGGCGGGCAATTCCCGACGAGCATGGTTGGCGACATAAATGTGGATGCAGTTTCCAAGGCGAGCGATGAAGATATTAAGATGGGAAGTGGCGCCATTGTTGGTCTGAAAACCGGCGAATCGATAGAGACCGCGGATCCGGGAAGGCCTAATACTTCTTTCGATCCTTTTGTGAAGGCCATCCTACAGCAGGTCGGGGTTGCCCTTGAGATTCCTTTTGAAATCCTGATCGGTCATTTTTCGTCTTCTTATTCTGCCTCGAGGGCAGCGCTTCTGGAGGCCTGGCGGTTTTTCAAGGGAAGAAGACATTGGCTTGCCGATAATTTCTGCCAGCTCGTTTATGTGACGTGGCTTTATGAGGCGATTGCAAGCGGAAGAATAGGAGCACCCGGGTATTTCAGCGATCCGATTATGCAAAAAGCTTATTCGGGGGCTCTCTGGATCGGTGATGCACCATCCCAGATCGATCCAGTCAAGGAAGTCGATGCCGCGGAGAAGCGGTTGAAGATCGGGCTTTCGACCCTGGATGAAGAAACAACCAATCTTACCGGCGGCGACTTTGAGACGAATTATCCCCGAATTAAAAAAGAACGGGAGATGATGAAAGAGATAGGGATGGATTTTGAGAAAAAAACGGCAGTCGCGCCATCAACGGAAAAAGAGTTACCCGATCAAGTTCCGCCTTATGATTTAAAGGCTAACCAAGGAGGTCTTGTATGAAGCTTCTCGATATCTTGACTGCACCCTGGGCGATTATTCCGGAAAAACTGATCGAGATCCAGAATATTTATTTTACCCATCTGCGCGGAGAAAAGATCGATATCAAGGCCATTGAAGCACAGATCGGCAAACCGCTTAACAACAAAAAAAAGACCTATCAAATACTTGAAGGCGTTGCCGTCATTTCTGTCGAGGGCGTCCTGGCCAAGCGGGCCAATTTATTCATGGATATATCCGGTGGGACTTCGATGCAGCTTTTAGAGAGAGATATCAATGCGGCTATGGAGGATCCCGATGTCAAGTCATTATTGTTCTATATCGATTCTCCGGGAGGCACAGTCGATGGCACTCAGGAGCTGGCAAATCATATCCATAGTCTCAGAGGTCGAAAGCCGATGATTTCTTATGCTGAATCTCTGATGGGCTCAGCTGCTTATTGGATCGGCTCTGCTGCCGATGAGATCGTGATGAGCGGCGATACGACTCAAATCGGCTCAATAGGTGTCGTGGCGACTCATATTGATGTCTCCAAGGCTGAAGAAAGAATGGGTTACAAGACCACGGAAATCGTGGCGGGCAAGTTTAAGCGAATCGCCTCTCAATATGCGCCGCTCTCTGAGGAAGGCAAGGCCACGATCCAGGATATTGTAGATCATGTCTATTCAATTTTTGTCCGCGATGTCGCGAACAACCGCGGCGTAAACGAGGAGAAAGTCCTGAGTGATATGGCAGACGGAAGGATCTTTCTGGGGCAAAAGGCGATTAAGGCCGGATTGGTCGACCGGATGGAGACATTAGATGGGACCATCGGAAGAATGAGCAAACGCGGGACTCCGGAACATACCAAGATGGTTATGAATAATAGAATTCGGATGCTTCAGGACGAGGAGAGGGAAAAAACTGATGCCTTATGAAAATGAACATTCATGACGAATGACGGATCCCGATCAGTATGATCGGTTTACCAGGGGTGAGTGCGACCAGAAGCACGACAATAAGTGCATCGATGTGATTTACGGATGGAAGAAGAAAGAAGGCAAGGAAGTTTCCGAAGTCCAGGCCTTGCGATATTCGATAAAGATATGGACCGAAGGTGAGGCAAAGGCTCACTGTAAGGATCGAGGCGGTTCGTTCGAGGCCGCCAAAAAATCTAACAAAGGAGGTAAATCCGAGATGAAAGATGAAGTGACGAAGGAAAGTTTTAAGGGGGCTTATCCTGATATTTTCCAGGCGATTCTGGCGGAAGGATTTGATAAGGGCCTGACTCAGGGAAAAGATGAGGGTAAGAAGGAAGGGGCCGAATCGGAGCGCAAGCGCATCCAGGAGATCGAGGCGCAGCTGATTCCCGGCCATGAGAAATTGATCATTAGCCTGAAATATGATGGAAAGACCACCGGTCCCGAGGCAGCCGTGATGATCCTTGGGGCGGAGAAAAAACTCCGGGGTGGTATTGTGAGCAATCTTGCCGCGGACGCAGTTGGACCCATCGCACAGCCTACCCCGCCCGTTGTTGACGGGGAGGGTGTTGATCCCAATCTCCCGGTGGAGGAGAGGGCCAAGCAGAGATGGGACAAGAGTCCGAAGATCCGCGAGGAATTCAATAATAGCTTCAATTCGTACCTGGCCTTTTTGAAACACGAAGAAGCTGGCCATGTTCGCATTTTAAAGAAGTGATCTAAGAACGTGCTTTTAAAGTAAACGAAAGGAGGTAACAAGAAATGGGTACACGATCAACTGACATTGCAAGAAATTTTGAGCTTGGAACGATCAACGAGATCCCCGTGGTCACCACAGATATCCTCTATGAGGGATCGGCAATCGGCGTAGTAGTGGGATCGGGCCACGCGAGGCCTTTGACTTCGGTCGACGTATTCGCTGGTTTTGCCGAAAGCCAGTGTGATAATTCCGCCGGTGCTGCGGCAGCTAAGAATGTTCGGGTGAGAAAATCCGGCCTGGTTCAGCTTTCCGTGAGCGGTGCGGTGATCACCGATATCGGGCAACCCATCTATGCGACGGATGATGATACCTTTGTTTTTCTTCCAACGGGCGGCGTCTTCATCGGCTTCGTTCACAGGTTTGTGAGCTCAGGCATCGTGATTGTGGCTTTCGATGTGGATAGCTTTGTGGATCCCTATGCAGGGAAAACCGCAGCGACGGTGGCCGACAATACGACTCTTAATGCGACCCATTCCGGGAAGGCACTGTTTGTCACTACAGATGCCAAGGTCATCACCCTGCCTGCGGTTGAAGGCATAGGGGGAATCAAGGTCGTCAATATCGGCGCTTTTGGGACGGTGTTGGTCGAGGTTGCTCCGAATGCCAATGACATGATCGAGGGACCCGGTATCAGCGGTTCAGATAACAAGAGCATCGTGAATACCAAGGGCACAGCTCGCCGGGGAGATTATATCGATGTTGAATATGGCGATGCCAACGGCTGGACCATCACCAAGATGAAGGGTACGTGGGCGAGAGAGACTTGATGAGTTTTCAATTTAACGAAAGGAGGTAACACCAGATGGGTGCAAAAGGATTAGGATCAAGAGCGATTATAGGCGAGTTCTATGCTCGCCTGGAACAAAATGTGGGGGCGGAATGGGTCTCGAAGCTTTCTCCTCCCATTCCGTTCAAGTCGGATCAGGAGTCGGAAACGTATAAATGGCTCGGGATGACCCCTGCCATGAGGGAATGGATCGGAGGCCGACTGGCTAAAGGATTCCGCGAGAACGGGATTACCGTCGTGAATAAGAAATTTGAGGCGACGCTCGAGGTTTTACTTGATGAGATCCGGAGAGATAAGACAGGACAGGTAATGACGAGAGTCCGCGAAATGGCGGATCGGGCAAATGCCCATTGGGCCTCTCTTATCTCCACGCTGATTCTCAACGGGGCAACCGGTGTCTGTTATGACGGCGACTATTTTTACGGAGATGCCCATGCGGAAGGGGATTCCGGGACCCAGGACAACAACATCAGCGTCGATGTTACCGTAACGACGGCTCCAACGGCCGCGGAGATGCAGACCTGTATTTTTGCAGCGATTGCGGCAATTGTCGGTTTTAAAGACGACAAGGCTGAGCCCATGAACGAAAATGCTATAGAGTTTCTCGTCATGGTTGCTCCGAGTCTTTATCCGGTGGCTGCTGCAGCCTGTAAGGATTTTATTCTTACAACCGGTCTTCCCAATATCATCACGGCGACCGGTTTTAGGGTTCAGCCTGTAACCAATGTCAGGCTTGCAACTTTGACAACTTCTCTGGATGTATTCCGGTCCGATGGAGAGGTTAAGCCTTTTATTCGCCAGGAGGAATTACCAATCGAGATGAGTGCGGTTGCAGAGGGATCCGAGCTCGAATTCAAGGAGGACAAGCATCATTACGGGATTATGACGAGCCGGAATGTGGCCTATGGTTATTGGCAGCATGCATGCCGCGTGACGATGACCTGATTATAACGGGTCGAGACAATCCGGGAGGGATCCTGCGATCCCTCCCTTTTTCGAGGAGGTCAAATGAAGATATATCGCGTCGATGCAAAATCGTATAGTTTTTTTCACGGCCTGGTACAGCTCACGGAAAAACAGGCCAAACCGAGGGCACATCAGCTCAAGCCGCTGGGAGAAGGTATTTTTGAAATTGTTCAGCCGATAGAATTCAAAGCGGGTGAAGAGTTGGGCTTTGATGGCGAAGTGAACGCGCGGCTTCTCCAGAATATCACGCCGATTCCAGAGATCAAGGTGGAGCAAAAAAAAGAGGAACCGCCAAAGATCTCCGAACCCGGGCCTAAGGAAAAGGGATCGAAGAAAAAGAAATGACCCTGGCCGAAGATCTTCTCACGGATCTCGACACTTTTTTAGATACGGATGAATTCGCCGTCATGGCGACGCTCACCGGTGGAGGGACGATCCGCGTGATCCTGACGCCGGCATTCATGGAGGTTCTTGGCGTTGAAAACATGGAGCTCGAGGTCGAGGCGAAATATTCCGATATCTCAGCCCTGGTCCAAAATTCAACGCTGGTGATTGGAGGCGTCACCTATTATATCATGCAGACTCCGATCGATGACGGCACCGGAATTGCCAGGCTTCCATTGTCTAAAAATCAGGTCTGAACATGACCGATCCGATCCAACAGCAGCTTATCGATACAATCGATACCCGTTTTAAGACGATCCTCACGACAAACGGTTATGCAACGAGTATTGGGCTGCATGTGACCTGGTGGAAGGAATCTCCCTTAGCCGTTTCGGATCTACCCGGAATGAATTTAAGAGATTCCGAGGAAACGAGGATCCCGGGATGCGGCATCTATGAAAGATCTCTCAATATTCGGATCGAAGCCTCTGTCTCCGGATCCGATTCTCCGAAAACGGCGCGGCTCATAGAAGCGGATATCGAAAAGGCTATTTTTGTCGATAACAGATGGGGCGGCCTTGCGTCCAATACGGAGATCTCGGCTTCTGGAAAAGAGGCGGCACAGAAACAAAACAAGATCTCGAAAGTGACGCTTTCGATGGAAATTTTATACATGACGAAACGCGGGGATCCTTATACGCGGGGATTTTAAAAAGGAGGTGTCAGATGGGATATCGATTGAAAGAAAAATTTCCCAGTTTTCGGGTGACGAGGGAGGGGGAATTTGCCTATCACCGATTCGAGCATGGCAAGACATATGACAAAGTTCCCCAAGAGGATCAGGATAAATTTGAGAAGATCCTTGTCGAAGAGCCGGACGCCCAGAAAACGAAAGGGGGTAAGAAATGAGATCCGAATTTGCAACAGATATTCTTATCGCTGTTTCGGCCAATCTCAAAGAGACGGCGATCAATACGTATCAAACCCTTGATACGGGTATGCTCTGCGACCTGGCTTCCGTCCCCGTGATCGAGCCTCGCAGGGAAAACAACGCGGACGAAGCCCACGGCAAAGAAGAGCCAGATCTTCTCTATGATCTTGGGGGCCTCACGAAAATGAGGATGCGGTTTCCGCGATGCCAGGCCCAGCATATGGCCTTTGTGGGTTCTTATGGCCTGGGTGTTAGCTCTTCGACGGGCGCGGGCGCCACGGGATGGCGAAGAACGATCTTGCCGATTACCGGCGATCTTGATGCGGCGCGCTCCAATCCATCCTTTACGATGGCTGGCCGACTGGGAAAGCATCTGGAGAAAAGACGGTTCGCAAGCGCTTTTATCACCGGATTTGACCTGACGATGGACCGGGATAGCTGGATCGTTCTCGAGGCGGACGTAAATGGGACGGGGAGAAACGAGACCAGTTCCCTCAAGGATTCAATTGCAGCGGCCTTCAATGCAACCTCTCTTGCCCTCACGAAAGCGATTGCGGGATCCACTACCCAGGAGAGACTGGATAATTGCCAATACGTGCGGGTCCTGGATCCGGTCGGAGGACAATGGATCGATGTTGTCGTAACCGCAGCGTCCGCCGCCACCCCATGTCTCCTAACGATCGTCGCCCCCGGGGGGGCTGCAACGTCAACGACTTATGAAATCATTTACAATCAGAAGGAAGCCAATGGTTTCGCCTGGTGCTCTTTTCCAAATCGGGTTGAAGAATATCCCCTCCGGGTCTCGGATTTTCTCGTCAAGATGGGGGCAAAATGGGACGGGTCCACCCTGACCGGTGGCCATACGATGCAAGCCGAAATCAATTCCCTCAAGTGGAATTGCCGATGCGGTCCAGTGCCTGATTTTACATCCGGCGGCGGGACTTATCTTTATGCGAACCGGGCCTTGAGAGAACCGAGATCCCAGACCGTGACGCTCGATCGCCGGTTCCTCGATATGATCCTTGCCCAGAGATTTTCCGATATCGAATATTTCAGCCTCTATGGGATCGCAGAGGGAGCGGAATATGAGACCGGCCAGAAATATACGATTGAAATTCTTTGGCCCAGGGTCAGCGTCAAGGGGAGACCGGTTACGGTGGGGGATAAGCAGCGCCTGGTCGAAGCTGCGGAGTTTGATGTCTTTCAGGACGACAGTTACGGAAGCGCGATTCTTTGGACCAAAAACAAGGTTCAGCATTACGCTCAGTAATCGGAGGTTTTTATGAGCTTGCCAACCGGCGACTTTTTAACCCGGATCATCCGGGATCCGGATACGGAGGAAAAGATCACGGTCAAATACCGGAGGCCTTTTACAAGAGAGCGTCTCCGCTATGCTCTTGCCTTATGGGATCCGGAGAAAAAAACGTATCGGCCCGACGAAGAGGTGGACCAGGTGCGGATCGAATGGGGTCAGAAGATCATCCAGGGAATTGAAATTACATCTGCGAAACAAAATTTGATTTCATCCGATCCGGCCTCCAAATCTTACCGGAAGGATTGGAAACAGTGGCTCGTCGAGAAATCGCCTCAGATTCTCGAAACGCTGGCCTTTATGGCTTTTCAGGGGATCGATCTGAACAGGGAGATCGGGGAGGGAGAAGCCCCGGAAAAAAAATCTTAGCAGACATTGAGGTAATTTACGGCTCCAATGTCTGCACGCCCGAAAAAGAAGAAAGCTGTAGGAAGCAAGACACAACGGAGGCGATTCATCAATGGGCCTGTTCCGTCTGCAACAAAAAGAAGCGGGAGCAAATTCATCCCTACACCTATCACCTGCTTTGGCTTCGGAAACTGATCAAAGCAGGTATTCGTTTTTCTCCGGACGATCTTCCCTGTGACACCTGGGAAGACCTGGGAATGGTCAACGAGATGATCGACATTAAGACGAGGATTTTTTAATGGCGGGCGAATCAACCATAGAGATCAAATTTAAAATAAAAGACGACGGTTCGGTTGTCCTGGATAAAATCGGCAGCAAGCTCGACCATACGGGCAAACAGGCCGAGGGGATGAGCCAGTCCCTGAGCATCATCAAATGGGATTCGATCGTCAATCTGGGAGAAAGAGCTTTCAGAACCGGGGAGCAGATCTACAACATGGCCAGGCAAACCGCTTCCGCCATCAATGATATTGAACGCATGGCGAAAATCAGCGGTCTTGCATCGGATACTTATCAAAAATTGGCTTATGCGGCGAAGATGAGCGATGTGGAAGTGGAAACGCTTGGAAGAGGAATGAAGATCCTCGCCGGGCATATGGATGATGTGACAAAGGGAAAGGGTGAGGCCCTTTCACTTTTTGAAAGCATTGGGATCTCGGTCAAGAACACCGAGGGCAAAATGAAATCCTTTGATCAGATGTTAGGAGATCTTGCGGATCGATTCAAATCGATGCCCGATGGCGTCCAGAAAGTCGCTCTGGCAACGGATCTCTTTGGTCGCTCCGGTCAGGAATTAATCCCCATGCTGAATAAGGGCAGCCAAGGTCTAAAAGAATTTTATGCGGAGGCGGAAAAACTCGGAGTTGTCCTCGATGAAAAGCTTATTAAAAAAGGGGCTGAACTGGAAGATAATTTTAAGAGGGCGGAAGCATGGTGGGGTTCGTTTTTTAAAAAGATCGTGGTGGGAGCATATGAAGGAATCAAGGCCCTGCAGGAATATCACGCTGTGGCGGGGATGGAAGTTTCGATGACCAAAGGTGTGAGAAAAAAGGAAGAAAAGACATCCGGAGATATCGGCCGCGGTTTGGAGGGCATAGTCGAATCCGCACCACCTGCCTATACCTATATGCGGCAAAGCGAAGCGGCCTTGAAGGCGATCGTGTCGGCCAATGAAAAAATCATCGAGCAAAATTATAAACTATCGGATCTTTATGATTATGAGGCCAATGTTTTGAAGGGACAGGCGAAATCGTTAGAAGATCGGGTGAAGGCTGCTGCGATCATGGAAGAGCTTGGTATAAAGACGAAGATGGGCGCGGAGAGGGAAATCTCCGGCGTTGAGGAGAAGTTCAGACTTCTTCAGGGGAAGGGTTATTCTCCCGAGGAAATGGCTGCCGCCAAGGAGAAATTAACGGCTCAGCTTCAGGAGATCGCTAAAAAATATCAGCAGCCTTCCGGATGGCAGACCGAAGAATATGAAGCCGGGGGGATCAAATGGCACAAGAATATCCGTGAAACAGGAATGGGGGCAGACGTCCAGGAGATGGTCAAAAAATCGATTGAAGAGCTCGAGAGAATGCAACGAGTTGCATCCGAAGTCACCGCACCCAAAATAATGATGATCGATTATACGCCGGTTCAGAACGCAAACCAGGCCGTGGAAGAGCTGAAAAAGAAGCTCGATGATCTGGAAAACCGCGTTATTACCATCACCATTGACCAGAGGATCACCGGAGAGGGCATCGAGAAGATCGAGGAGGGATTGGTGACTCGGTTTGAGAACAAAAGCTCTAGGCTGGGTCAAATTATCCGAAAAAATATTGAGGGAGTCGTCTATTATTCGAATGAGTAAGCCATGAAAAAAGAACAAGGTGCCGTTTTTGATCGTAGAATCGGAGCTCTTCCAAATATCACCGTTTCGGTCTACGACCAGGGGACAGAAGATCTTTCAACCATTTATTCTGATAACGAAGAAACTCCTCAAGGGAACCCCTTTCAGACCGATTCTCTGGGCCGCTGGGCTTTCTATGTAGCCAATGGACGCTATGATATTGAATTTAGCGGCGCCACAATCAGCACATTTAAACTAGAAGATATTGTTATTGAAGAAGGCGGCGGCGGGATCAGTGATCATGGGCAGCTGACAGGTCTGGGTGATGATGATCATACTCAGTATCTTCTTGCCGATGGAACTCGGAATGCCGGCAAACTCATCATCACGGATGGAGCCGGTCACTATCTTCAAATTCCGCATCTCACCACCACCCAACGGAACGATCTTACGCCGGTCGAGGGGATGATTATTTACAATTCGACTACGGATCAGTTTGAGCGTTATCAAGCAAGTGCGTGGGGAGCTTTTGGGGGCGTAAGCGATCATGGGCAGCTGACGGGTCTGGGCGACGATGACCATCCTCAATACCTCTTTGCCGATGGGAGCCGGAATGCCGGCAAACTCATCATCACTGATGGCGAGGATCACTATCTGCAGGTACCGCAACTCACGACGACCCAGCGGGGTGATCTTACACCGGTCGAGGGGATGATTATTTACAATTCGACTACGGATCAGTTTGAGCGTTATCAAGCAAGTGCGTGGGGAGCTTTTGGGGGCGTGAGTGATCATGGGCAGCTGACAGGTTTGGGTGATGATGATCATAGTCAATATTTTCTCACGGATGGAACTCGAAATGTCTCAAAAATTATCATCACGGATGGGGCCGGCCATTACATACGAATTCCTCAATTAACGACAACGGAACGAAATAATCTTACCCCGGCCAACGGGATGCTTATTTATAACTCAAGTACCGCACAGTTTGAGCGTTATCAAGCAAGTGCCTGGGGAGCTTTTGGGGGCGTGAGTGATCATGGGCAGCTGACAGGTCTGGGTGATGATGATCATCCCCAATATGTTTTTGCTGACGGGACTCGGGAACTCGCCAAACTTATCATCACCAATGGGGCCGATCACTATCTGCGGGTTCCGCAGCTCACTACGACCCAGCGGGGTGATCTCACTCCTATCAACGGGATGCTCATTTATAATTCAACCAGTGGACAGTTCGAACGGTATCAGGATGGTGCGTGGGGAGCTTTTGGGGGCGTGAGCGATCATGGGCAGCTGACGGGTCTGGGCGACGATGACCATCCTCAATACCTCTTTGCCGATGGGAGCCGGAATGCCGCCAAACTCATCATCACTGATGGGGCCGATCATTATCTGCAAATCCCGCAGCTCACTTCGACCCAGCGGGGTGATCTAACACCGGTCGAGGGGATGCTGATCTACAATTCGACTACGGATCAGTTTGAGCGTTATCAAGCAAGTGCATGGGGAGCGTTTGGGGGCGGTGATGGCATAACAACAGGCAAGGCAATCGCAATGGCAATGATATTTGGATAGGGAGGAAATACAATGGCAGCTCCGAACATAGTAAACGTAACGACAATCACAGGCAAGACAGTACCGGTGGCTTTATCTTCAACAAATCCTACGATGATTATTAATAACCCAGCTTCAAGCGGAAAGGTCTTAAAAGTCAACTCGCTTTATGCGGCGAATGTTGATGGGACTAACGATTGTGACGTAACGGTCTCAGTATATTCTCAAGATGACATAGGCGGAACGGCCTATCCCATAGCGTCGACAGTATCAGTCCCTGCGGATTCTACCATAATTGTAATTGACAAAGAATCACCAATTTATCTTGAGGAAGACCGGAGCATCGGTGCGATCGCAGGGGCAGCCAACGATTTGGTGTTAACTCCAAGCTATGAGGAGATAAGTTAATGTCACGGTACATAGGGAAAAAATCTTCAGTCCTTTTGGCGTCGGGAGGAGCCATCATCGAAGCGGGTGGTTATAGAATACATACCTTTACCGCAAGTGGAAGTTTTCAGGTATTTTCAATCCCAAAAGGAATGCTAAGGCTAAGAGATTATCGACCACCTACTGTTGAATATTTGATAGTGGCGGGCGGCGGCGGCGGTAAAAGGGGCGGCGGCGGGGGGGGTGGATTTAGGACAGGTTTTCTGGCTGTCACTCCCCAAGCGTATACCGTTACCGTTGGCGCCGGCGGTGTTGCCAATGGAGGTACGGGCAGTGATTCAGTTTTCGGAGCTATAACAAGCGCAGGGGGAGGCGGAGGTGCTGATGGAAATGGTAGTGCTGGCGGAAACGGTGGATCAGGCGGAGGCGGATCCTACAACAATGGAGCTGGGGGAACCGCGACACCTCCTGGACAAGGGAACAATGGAGGCCAGGGGGGACCCAATGGCGCAACGTATGCGGGCGGCGGCGGCGGGGGAGCTGGCGCAGCAGGAGGTGCTGGAACGCAAACCGTTGCTGGTAATGGCGGTGCGGGATTAAATTTCCATGGTGTTGGATACGCAGGGGGAGGCGGAGGTGGGGGAGACTCAGGAACAACTTTAGGAACGGCTACCCATGGAGGAGGAAGTCAAGGTGCGGCGGGGACAGCGAATACCGGAGGTGGGGGAGGAGCAGGCATCGGGGGATCGGGTGCTCAAGGTGGTTCAGGTATCGTAATTGTCCGCTATCCTATATAGGTGGGTTTGGATTGAAAATGTGAGGAGATAAATCATTGGAGATCGTTGCCGTCGTGGTCGAATCTGTTGCCACATATCAGCTCAAGCTCTATTACCAGAACTACTTCGAATCGGGGACGGTGACAGTCACGTCCGAGAATTCTTCTTTCCCGAAATATCGGCTTTATGACCGCGCCCAGGGCCTTCTCTTCAAGGGGACTTCACATCCGAATCCTTTTCTGATCAAAACCGACCTGGGAGCCTCCGGGCCATATCCCGCCATCGATACAATCATCCTTGGAGAGAATCATAATCTGACCGGATTGATTCTCACACTAGCCTATTCGGACAACGACACCGGTTACACGACTGCAAAATCCTGGACGGCCACGGCCGGTATCAACCGGCAATCTTTTACGCAGGCCCAGCATCGATATTGGCGCCTCTCAATCGCAGCTCCTGCGAGCGATCCGGAGATCGGCGAATTGTTTCTCACAAAGCGCCTTGCCTTTGAACGAAACCCAAATCTCGGATACGGCTACGGCAAGCGAAAAAATATTGACCGTCTCGAATCTCAGAGCGGTTATTCACAAAAGACCAAATGGGGCGAGATGAAAAAGCGCAGGACCTATCATCTCACGAAAATGGAGGAAGGCCAGAGGACCGATATAGAGACTTTTGAAACTGCAACCGATTCGATTAAGAATTTTTATATTGAAGATCTCGAGGGGAATCTTTTCTTTGCAGAGCTTCCCGAACCTTTACCTGAATTTATCGCTGAGCCAATGGGCCGCTGGGGCCTTGATTTCACGGTCCAGGAGGTCCTCGATTGAAGTCTTTCTCCGCCGCACAGATCCCGTTGATCGAACGACCTCACGCCGAACCTCTCTATTTTGCCCATCTCTATCTTGATGGGGAGACGTTATATTTTTCCGACCGCAATTTCAAATTCAACGGCCACGATTACGAGGCCTACCTGCTTGATATCCCCGAGACCGTCCATTCCATCGAACAAACCGGGGGCTACCGCAATATCGATGCCCAATTGACTTTCTGGAATAAGCCGTTCAAATCCTACGGGAAGCTGATCGATTATTTCATTGCTAACCCCCTGACCCGAAAAGAGATAGACCTTTTTATACTTTATCTTGACAGCGGCCAAATCCCCGGGAGCGATATTTCAACCAAGCTCCATAGACTGGGGTTCGGGGAAATTAGCGACATTAAAACTCAGACATTCAGTGTAAGACTCTCCTCGATTCTTCATCTTGTCGATCGAAAAAAGATCTTCACACAGATCAACCGGACCCTCTGGCCCAATGCCGCTCCTGATGCCATCGGAAGATATGAAAACCAGATCATGGGTTCTCTTAGAAATATCCCGTGTCATCCCGTAAGCGTAGGGGCAATCAGCACACTCTTCTCCGACCTTAGCGCGACGGCGACAGAAATCTATCTCTCGGATGTCGATTATCCAATAGCATTCCCTTCTTCCGGGACCATTCAGATCGGAATTGAGCAGATCACCTATACGAGCAAAGATTCGGTCAATAAGAAATTGACCGGCTGTACGCGGGGATTCCCGGCCCGGGCCCAGATAAGAGGCGAGCCGGTCTGGGAAATCAAGGCAAATTATAAATATTTGGCTGCTGGCCACAAGATGAAATCTATCTCCGATGTCTATATCGCCGGCGTGAGGGTGGCTTCCGGAGATCGAACGGTCAATCTCGATAACAGCGGCAAATCAACAATCACATTTACATCGAAAACACTGCTTAAAAATCAGGGCGCACATTCCCATGGGAGTAAGATCACGGAGCCCTTCGATCCCGCGGGATCTTCATTTAGTTACGATTCCGATATGGGAGCGTGGGGAGCGGCGGCAAATTTAAAAGATAAGAATGAGGGAAGCGGCTGTGGCGTAGCAAGAACGGGGGCTCTCGGATCAAATAAAGATGCTTATTTTACCGTAACCTTTCCTTCCTGGGGCGGCATTACGCCCAATGCCGTTTACATCTATGTCGTCTGCAATTGGAATCTCGGATTTTTGGCTGGAGAATATTTTAATCTTACGACTCCCGAATCAATACCAATCGGTATTCAAGGCCAGAGTGTTTCAACTTATACGGCAAAGATAAAACTTGCGAGTACCACACCGCCAACGACCGTCACGCTGAAAGCGCATACAAATTCAGGGAATCCGGTTAATCTCATTGTGAGCGTCTACGAAATTTGGCTCGTCCTTGAATTCGACAATATCGCGTCCGGCGGCGAAAATTCGGTATGGGGCCAATTAGCGCCTCTGGTTACCTGCGATGGCGAAGGTTATCAGGATGATGCCTCGGGAAAATATACGGGGGCAGCCAACGCTCTTATCGAAAATCATTCCGATGTCAGACGTTTTTTGTTGGTTGGACTTCTTGGCCGTCCGATGCCCGAGATCGGGGCCTCATTTACAATAATGAGGACGGATTCTGATCAGAAATTCGGAATGATCTTTTCCAAAATCGGAATGACGCCTGAAGCGCTTTTTTCATCATTGGATGATCAATCGTGGTATCAGATGAAGGAAGATGCGGGAAAATTTGAGCTGGTCAAAAAATGGGGATACGAGACCACAGATTCGCTACCAACAGACGGAACGGGTATCACGGCAAGCACTACGTATTCGGGGTCTTATCTGGCTCGCTATTCCTGTGATGACAATCTGAGTACTTATTGGATGGCGGCAGCGGAGGCATATCCGTCTTGGCTTAAGGTAGATTTCGGAGCTGGAAACGAAAAAAAGATTGGTCGCCTAAATTTACTTCCCTGGTACAATCCAGCGGGCTCCAGGGTGAAAGATTTTATTCTAGCAGGATCGAATAATGATACGGACTATACGACACTGTATTCCGGTCAGCATCCAAATACCGGGGATTGGCAGATCGGTGATTTTGGCAATGATATGGCTTTTCGGTACTATAAACTTACGATTATCAATGGATGGGCCGCTGGCGGGACTCCCTCGGTTTTTGAATGGCAACTTCATGAAATTTTTGATCCCCCTTCGGTCCTTACCATTGATAAGAAAATCTATGTGGGAGATCCGGTTTTTAGTTACACCCCGGAAGTGAATATTAAAAATTTAATTCGGGCGGTCTATGATCTCGATTATAGCGGCGTCGGGGGAACAAAAAAGTTTGGCGATTATTTCAAGCAGGTGGAGAGATCCGATGCTGCTTCAATCACGAAATACGGGGAACTTCCCGAAGATGTTTCTTTCCCTGCGATACAAAGCGATTCAATGGCAGAGGATGTGGCATCCTGGCAATTATCTATAAGAAAAGACATCGTCCCGCTCGTTTCTCTTTCTTGCAATCGCAGGGCTAGAATTCTTGAGCGAGGTGATTGTTTTATATTGAACGATTGTCCTGTGGCGGCATGGGAAGGGGGAAAGTGGTCTATTCTGGAGATCCAAGAGATCCCAGCGCGCCAGCGATTTGAAATCAAGGCGATTCAAGATGTTTCCTGAGAGGTAAGAACAATGAATGAAAAAGATTGCATGGCCCATTCCGGAATTCTGGTGAAGCTTAACGAGATCTGTCGAAGGTTGGACCGTGCTGACGGAATCTCGGGCGATCAATGGTCCTGTATCCATCAGAAAATTTCGACGAAAACCCTATTGACGATCACCTCGATTGTCACGATTATCATCCTGGCCGTGGTCGGATTTATGTGGGATGGACAGCGGAGCATCGCGAGCGAGGTAAAGAGCTTTGAGGAAAAGATGAACGTCATAGTCCAAAAGCATAAGATCGATAACCAGGCAGACAACAAGGAACTCTCGCTCAAGATCGATGGGATCAAGGATGAGATAAGGGATCTAAAGATATTTTTTAAAAAGAAAGACGGGAAAGATTGATCGGTTGTGATCAGCGATGTTTGCAGAAATCGAAATGCTCAGGCAGATCAGGGAGCATTACCGCGACGCTTCGACCGCATGGGTTCATAACAATTTTATCGTGATGATTCAGATGCTCAAAGAGGCGGTCAAAGACACGGAATTCCTAATCGCCTACATGGAGAGAAAACATGGAACTCGATCTGACTCAAATGAAGGTTAAGGATTGCCTCCACCGAGCCATCAACAAGATCATCACCGAGATGGTCTCGGTCAAATTCGAGCTTCTCGTCTTTATGGGTTGGGCAGTCTGGTCCGCGAAGATCGATCCGATCTATGGGATCCCGGCCATGCTTCTTCTTGTCGGAATCAAAGAGGGGGCTGAGGTCATCTCGAAATTCACGGGCAAATGATAATAGGTCTTGAACCGGTCATCATCTGTCGAAAAAAGCTCGATGAGACTCAGGGCAATCCCTGGATTTGCGAATGCCCGTTTTGTAGAGAAGCAAAGAAAAAATCAGACGTGGGTGATGGTGATAAAAAAGAAGAGGAAGATCACGCTCACCCAAATTGAAGGGAGGTGAGATTTATGTATTATATCGTTGTCGGCATTGTTTGCACTCTCGCAGGCTTCGTTACAGGTTACTTCGTGATTAAGAATAATCCCAAATATTTGAACCTCGATGATATGGCAAAGGCCAAAAGAGATGAGTTTTTAAAAAAGGTCGAGGACTGGAAGAAGAGGATTGGTCATTGACCAATCAGACCGGGCGGGGAGGATCAACACGGGATAGCCATTGAAGGGCAATTACTCCTCCCGCGCCCCGCCCGGGATAAATAAAAGGTTCATCAATGAAATGGTTCACGATTTATAGATCGCCATCAACACAGAGCGGGACTTTCGGGATGATGCTCGATGAAAAGATCCCGTTTGCTCTAACTGTGGAGCGTCCATGGCTTGACAACCGCAAGGGAGAGAGCTGCATCCCCGCCGATGAATATATCTGTGAGCGGATTGTTTCCTCGAAATTTGGAGATACGTTTGAGATCAAGAATGTTCCGAATCGGGATCACATTCTATTTCATAAAGGAAATATTATAGACGATACCCATGGCTGCGTTATAACAGGAGAGCAGTTCGAATATCTCGATGGAAAGCCAGCCGTGATAGCATCGGGAAAAGCGTTCTTGGAATTTCATGAAAGGCTCAAAGGAATCAACGAATTCAAACTTTCTATTATTTGGGCGGGAGGGTCTCCATGATCAATATATTAAAAAAATTTCCATGGTGGTTTTGGATCGTGGTTATGGTGGGGATCCTCATTCTCTGGCAATCCCTCTCGGGATGGGCTCAGTCCCGGAAGCTCTATGATATGATGCTCGATCAATTCCGGGAAGATCAATCCCGGGTGATCAAAGACAAAGAGGAATGGATCGCCGATTGCGAGAAAGAGATCTCTGAGCTCAATTCAGAACTTCAGGGAGTGAGAAAAGATAAAGAAACCCAAAGGGCCGAGAATGGCCGGTTGATGGAGGTTATCCGTGGAATTCAAGCGCAGCGCGAGAATATTGTTGTTCCTGATGATCCTGATGGTATTGTCAGGAAGTTTCACGAGCTCGGCTTTAAGTCAATCCACCGCAGAAAGCAATGATCTCTACTGCGGTGAGAAATACGATGAGCAAGGGATCCTCAGGAACCTGATGGATCATCAGTTCACCCTCGAGTTGATAGAGGCACAGAAACAAGAGATCGCCGGTTTGAAGAAAGAATTAGATCTCGCGGAGAGGGAGAAGCAACTCCAGGGGAAGATCATCGATTTGAAAGACCGGGAGATCCAGATGTTGAACCACAGTTTTGATCAAATGAAAGAGATCTCCGACCGGGCGTTGAAGTTGGCTGAGCAGTCAAAGCCTAAAACGAATTGGGGATTAATCGGTACTGTCCTGATTGCGGTTTTTACCCTGGGCCTCGTGGTCGGGATGTGAGATCTTACAAGGTTTTTACAAAGCCTTTTTCATTCTAACTATTTGATTTTATTGGTTGGGAGGCAAGGATTCGAACCTTACCCTATCCCTTGACTATCAAGCCCCGGCGGGTAGGTTATACAAAGGTTTTACAAAATTCATTCCCATATAGATATCGGGAGCATCGAATAAACCCTGTTTTCCTCTGATCCAGGGTGGTTTTTCAAATTTTCGGACATTGTCAATCTTCCAAGCGTATCGCCCCGAGCTGAAATCTCCCACCTTTTTCTCAATGGCATCTATCGCGTCGTGGATATAATCGGTTGTAAAGATTGCAGCCAGATCCACGATAGCAATGGCTCTACCATAATGCAGATCATCGATTGTCAATTGAAAGGAATGGAGCAAAGAAGCTATTTCGATGAAGGGCAATTTCTTTTTAGCCGCACAGATCAAAAGCGGTCCCCGGTAAAAGGTTTTCCAGGATCGAGTCTCATATCGTTTCTTCCCGAGGGCGATCAATGTTGCCCAAGGTTCCCAGAGGCTAATTGCCTTGATCATTTCCCCCTCACGATCTGGATGACCTTATCCTCGGTCTGATCGGAATAATGTCTCCTGATGACCTCCGGACTATTTCCGAGAATCTGAGCCGCATCCTGGATGAGCATCGCTTTCTTTAGCCAACGCGAAGTTGCACTCGAGCGGAGATCCCGGAGCGTCATCGGCCGGGTGCCATATTTCTGATGAGCTTCTTTCATGGCTTTGCGCCATCTACCCTCTCGCATATGCCGTGTGTAAGGATAGCCATTGACGTGAAATACAAAAAGAGAGATAGGTAGGATAACCGGCGACAATGCTCCTGCTGATACCGCGGCCTGTTGTTTCGCCGGGGAGCCACTATCCCTCAGGTAATCTTCGATCTCCGGAATAATTGGAAGACTTCTTTCCTTGTTCGTTTTTGTTCTTGGTTTTATCTTCCCGTCCACGTAGACGGTGGAGATGGTGATCTCCCGGCTTTCCCAATTAACGGCTGATCGTAGGAGCCCGCTGGCTTCTTCAGGTCTCACGCCGTAATATCGAATGAAGAGGAAATATCCGAGATCGTCCGATTTGATGAATTCAAAGACCTGGTTAATTTCCTGGTCCGTGAATTTTTTAGGGCGAGATTGTTGATATTTGATCGCCGGAAATTCGGGGAAGAGGTTGATCGAACGTCTGAAATGATTCAAAAAGCCGTGGAGGGTCATTACAATATTTTTGATTGTCTTCCCTTTTAGCTTTTTCTTTTCGAGCCACCGGATGAGTCCCTGGATCTGGAGATCATCAATAGTGCGAAAGTCCTGATTCGAAAAAAACGGCATGAAATATTTTTTCCAGATCCATTCTTTCATTTTATGCCAGGATGAATCATTCTGCTTCCGGTCGAGGTAAAGCTCAAAGGCCTCGTCAAATTTATGGGGAATCTTATCTTTGAACTTTGAGGGATCGTACCGGTTCTTCGCCGGATCAGGATCATAGAGGGCATTCAGGTGCTCGAGGAAGGCCCAGGCATAAAACTCTGCCTTGAGCGGGCGGCCATATTCATCCTTGCTAAACCATTTCCCTCTGAATTGGACCTGGAATCCGTTCTTGCGACGATAAACACCTCCTCTCATCTTCGCCATCTCCTCCTCGGGAATGACGAAAACCTTATCATGACGCGTCGAGGGAGTCAAGATTTTCATGACTTCTTACATTTCGAATGCCTTCGGATAAAGAGACGACTTCCCGAAAGAGAAATTTTAATGGGACCCTCATAAACCGGAAGACCAGTAGGGAGGACTGGTGACGATGCAGTTCATAGATTCGTCATCCAAGGGAAGATATCGAGAATCAGCCTTAATAATCATTCAATCCCCCTCCATTTCATTTTTCATTTACTTTCGGGTAGATACCCCGCCCCTTGGGGCGTTCTGAATTTCACTTTCTTGTTCGGTGCATGTATTGTGAGTACCCTTCCATCTTGTAGATGGATCTCACCATTAGCCTTTCCATGCCCGCAACAACAGGCAGTGGTCAGGACGCCGCCTTTGTTCAGCGCATCCACGATTGGAGCGATGCAGGCATCTATTTTCTTTATGGCCCATCGTTCCCTTCCGGTATGGCTCAACTCCGCCTGTATTGGTACTCTCAGTTCCACGTTTGTTCCCCATTTACACATTATTTCACCAGTCTTACTTAATTTGACAAAGTTTATTTTTTGTAATATCCCACTCCTCTTTCGCTTTTTTAAGAGCTCCTTCCAAAAGAAAAATTATCTCATCTGATGTAATACCAGAGGATTTAAATCTACAATTTACAGGTTTTCCATCAATTCTATCTGCAATGATTTCTATTCTTATTGTTTGAAACATTTTTGTCATCTTTTCCTCCTAAAATAATCGCCAACCATATTTTGATTGGCCCTATATGTATTCTGATGGTCGGTGCAAAAATGCAAGGCCAATATCTTAAAGAAACACCAATTGCTATTTGGTACGGATACCACGTTATCCCACCAACAAAAGGGCCTTTATGGAAATCCATGTCTTTCGCTTGGCTCATAATTCTCTCTAAGATGCTCCACAGTTAGTCGTTCTCTTCTTTTCCGCAGCGGAGGCATTGATTGATCCAGACGACCGGCCCGAGATATCGCTGAAGATCTTCAGATCGTTGCGAAACAATAATCCAATCGGTCTTCATAGCAACCCTGCCACGAGCTGGATAAAATTGAACGGCTCGACTTTTCTCAAATCGATTTCATCCGGATGAGCGATGACAAAGGCGCGGAGATCCTTCGCCTCGATATGATGCATGTCTCCTCCCTGGGCCTCGGTCCGCCGGGTCCCCTTCCGATTCGAGATCAGCCATCCCCTCTCGATCCAGGCCTGAATCCGGTGATGATCCTTACCCAGGAGCTCTTCCGTCATTCGCATCGTAAATCCGTCGCTCCGCTTATTGATATGTTCGCGCTTGGCCTTCAATTGAATCGCCGTGGCGCTTCGATAGATGCCACCGTTGATACGCTGAAGGCCCCTGATGAAGGCCGTCCATCCCTTCCGGGGATATTTATCGTGGAGGAACTCGATCTCCCGCTCGCTCCAATCCGGATTTTTCTTGCATTGGGAGAGACCCATTTCGTTGGCCTTACGCTTGATATACCAGCGCGGGTATTTCTCCAGCCCGATGAGACGGAGGATCTTGTTGGTCCGGAGAGTAGTCCCATTGTAATTTTCCTGGATAATCCGGATCTCATCCGGTGTCAAAAAATATTTTCGCTTAGACATCGGTTTCCTGATCGCGAAGGTAATGGGAACATTCCACTTCTTTACAGGTATGCGGGTAATGGCATTCCAGCATATGGCCATAGGGACAAATCATACAGGTCAAAGGGTTGAGACCTCCGAGTTTGCACTCCCCCCTTTCAATGGTGAGGATCCCCGTCGGGAAACGGGAAGTCTTTTCCATCTTCTCAAGATTTTTTCTTGACTCCGGATCCATGTTCGTGGCTTTTCTCCTTTTTTGCAGACGTCTGCATTTTTGTCTTTTTCGTTTTTTGTTTTTTAGAAATCTTGGCTTTTTCCTCTAAATCCTTATGAAGTCGCCTGGCTGCCTTGACAGCCGCGTCCGGATCAAATAGTTTCTTTCCAGTTTTCCCTTTCTTTTCGGCCTTTGCCTTGATCATTTCTGCCTCAATCTTCTTCGGATCCACCTTATAATGCTCGGCCATAACCAAAAGAGAATCTTTCTTTTTCTTATCCATCCAGTGCCGAACTTCAATGTTTCGGATGAGGGCCATCTCCATGAGGAGCCTACCAAGCGCTGTCATCCCGCAATTTCCGATATAAATATTGATCGGAGTTTTCATATCAACACCATACTGAATCTTGAGCGGTTTTAGATCATGTCTCATTAGAATTTTTTTCTGATATTCAGTCCAGAGTTCGTCAAAGAGTTGCTCGGCAATAAAGGCTAAATCCTCTTTTGAAAGTTCTCCCGGGATGGCTTTTATTATTTCATCGATAATTTTCACTCGGACCGTTTGTTCTCGTTTTGTCTTTTCGTTTGCAGCTTTCTGCTTGGCTCTCCATCTGTCTCCCTCGGGAGAGGAATATTGGGGATGATGGATTTTACAGTTTAGATCCGTACAGATCATAAGGATCTTCCCTTTGTTTTGGCCTTCCGTGATAATCCCTTCACGCGCAGATCCACAACTCCTCTTTTTCTTATCCGTGATTTCCTGATAAAGATTTGCGGGGATCGGTTTGTCGTCGGGTATCTTCTTCGCCCGATAGTCGAAATCTCCGGAAAGTTTCAATGGCGGGACATCGGTGTCCTGGGATTTCGTCTCGACCCAGCGATGAATGAATGCATCCACCTTGGCATGGAAACATTTCGGATCCGTACAGGTATCCTTTTTCTTGATATCCGGGAAGAGCGTGGGTTGAAAACCGGTCCGTTTAGGGCAAGTGGTACAGGATCCGGCCTCGGGTATCAGATCCGGATCTTTTTTGGAAAAACTTGCCGAATTGAGATCGAGATGAATTTGCCTTTCAATGTGATCGGCCAATTCACGGACTGACATCATCTCATTATCCCAGTCCGATCCTTCGAGGCATTCGTTCAAGGTAGTGGTTTGATCCTGCGATTGCAGCCGCGCGATAAGGATCGCATGCCCCGCCGTAATCTTCTCCTCGAGGAAGGCCCTTTGAGCTTCAGGGATGAGATCCGCCAGCTTGAGCCGTTGATAGACATACGATTCGCTTTTTCCCACCTTGGCCGCGATCGTGGCAACATCATATCCGCCCCGTTTCATCAGATCCCGGAATCCGGAGGCCTCCTCCATCGGATGTACGTCCTCGCGCTGGAGATTCTCGATGGTGATGATCTCCAGGAATTCGACATCGTTTAACTTGCGGATGATGACGGGCACTTCTTTTAAACCCGCGGTCAGGGCCGCGCGGTAACGCCGAGTTCCTGCGGCGATCTCATAAAACCCATCTTGTGTTCGGACCAGAAGTGGTGTCAGGATTCCTTTTCCCCGGATGCTCTCGGTCAGTTCTTTCATCTTCACTTCATCATAACGTTTCCGGGGATTGAGTTTTGATTCCTTGACCTGATCGATCGGGATGAATTGGAACGTAATATCCATAAAATCCTCCTTTTTGTGGCCGATTGTCATAAAATCGCCTGTGCGTTTAAATTCTGCGTTCTAACGAGACTTGTCCAAAACCCATACCTATGTATACCCCCCTTTTCTACAGGGGGGGAACAGGGGGGGAACAGGGGTCTAACTCGCCCCAGCAACCCCCTAACTCGCCGTCTTGTCAATTGTCTCGGACAAATCGAGGAAAAAGGCCAAAACGTCGCTTTCCCAGAAGAAGCGACGGTCGGAGATCTTGATAACCTTCAGGCCCTTTTTGATCCAATTTGAGACAATAAGACTGCCTGCCCGTCCCAAGGGAAGACCCATCCGTTTATCGAGCGTGTCTTCGGTTAGCAGATATTTTAAGGATCGAGGCGAATTGTTCATCTTTTCATCTCCTCCGGAAATTCCCTTATCATCAAATCTTTTGGGGTTGGGTGTTTCCCTGGCATTTGTTTAAAGAAAAATGATGTCCCTGTTTCCCTACATTGGTCACGCAATAACCTTGCCCAATCTGAATTCATCGGCCTTGCCTTTGGGCCGGTCTCGCCGCCACAGATAACCCAGTCTAATTTTCCATAAGCGTATAGACCATCATCAGAAAAAATTTCATTCTGTTTTAAAACATTGATACAATAAGATGTTGTACTTCCTAATGGAAGATATTTGACAGCAATTTTGATGGCCTCGAGATTTACTAATTCCAGCATCGGTTCCACGCTCACAAATCTTTTCGCCGCCGGTATCTGTAAAAGAATCGGTATTCGCTCATCGGCGGTCTGCTGGTTTTCGGCGGAGACACCGAGATAAATTCCAGGCCATTCCTTGATATCCCAATCTTCACAAGTCTGGAAAAAACTCTTCATTCGGTCTGGTCTTTTAGTAAGAATCAGGTACCAATGATTTGCATAGGTCATGGCCTGAAAAATATCAATCAACCATTCCCATTTGATATCTTCATGAAATAGATCCCCCATCGAACAAACAAAGATCCGGGAAGGCCGCTTCCAATGGAGAGGTTCATCTAATCGTTCGGGATGGAAGATCACTCTGAAAGGATCATCCCGGGGATATCCATATCTGCCTTTGAGCCGGTTGGCCATCTGCTTGGCATAGCAATTCTGGCAACCCTCCGAAACCGGAGAGCATCCGGTGATGGGATTCCAGACTTTATCAGCCCACTCAATCTTCGTATTTCCCATGACTTTTCTTCACGATTTGAGTTTCTTCATGAAATCATCGGGCAGCGCCAATTCAGGTACGATGATTTTGCTTTGTTCGTTTAACATGGCCGGGCCCTCCTTTTGAAACTTTGCTTTCGCTTTCTGATAGATCCGATTCGCATTGTGAATCACAACCTCACACTTCTTGCAAACGCTTGCAACGACCGGGATCCGGAGCATTCCATCTGGCGGCTGGAGGTAATTGATTATCCCCACCGGGACAGGTTTGAGCTCATCGTCTACATGCTTTCCGCAGAGAACGCAGAATTATTGCTGAGATTTCTCTTTTTCATCTTCAATTATCATTGTCTCCTTGTCTGGCGGATGCCCCGTTTTGACGGAGCGGACCGGGTGGACGAGGAAGGAAGCGCTCATCTCCCCGGGAAGGGGATCGGCCCTCGAAATCCGCCATCTATCTGGATTTTTCTCTATATATTTCCTCGGCCCATTCTTCCATCTTCTCGGTGATAAAACCTTTTCGCCCCATCATGTCCTCACAATTTTCCAGAAATTTCCATTCACGATCGGTGAGACTATCTCGATCAAGACCTCCGATAATCCAGTTCAGTCTTTCCGGTATCATTTCGTTTATCCCACCATGAGTTTTAGAATCGCGTTAGCGTCCTGCAAGGAATTCAAACCTACGTACCGGACCTTTACGATGCGATCTGGAAAGGGAATACAGGGAATCGCGTTGAGGTTATCAATCCGCTGCGTACAGGAAGGGCATTTCATCCCGTCCGCCACGTCATGCCGTTCCCGGTTAATCTTCTTCAAACATCTCGGACAAAGAATCATAAAATCCTCGCTTTGCCTTGCCAAGCCAAGCCGTGCCATGCCTCGCCTTGCCTCGCCAAGCCAAGCCTAGCCATGCCCTGAATCTATTTCTTTTCGATCATCATGTGGGGCATCGATTTCTTGATATAGGTTTCTCTGGTCTTTGGATCATCATAAATCAGTTTTACCAGACCAAGACGGTTCGTATCGTCATTGGCTTCCGTCGCCTTCATCTTTACGTGGGCATGAACGGCAGCCATGGCGATCTTGACCTTATCGCCTCCTTCTTTGTTTCCCTTGAGATATTCCAGAACGATCTTTGCTCCTTCTTCAGCCATCCCTCTTGTCATTTCTGAATCTCGATTCATTTTGTTTTCCTTTCCGGTCAACCGAAGTTTGGGCTCCGACTGACCAAAGAGATTTTAAAAACCCTCGCTATGCCTTGCCACGCCTCGCCTCGCCTCGCCTCGCCAAGCCAAGCCTAGCCTAGCCCTGCCCTGAAGCAATCCTTAATTCTTCTTTTCCCATGTTTTTATTCTGAACCTTCCAAATAGGGGCCGGTAAGTACCCAATCCGATCAAGAGGCCACCCATCTCAAACCAGTTCCGAAGTTTGACATCATTGATGAGGAGATTTTTATAAAGGGTGATTTGAAATTCTAACGTCCACGGCATTTTGAGTGCCGGCCTTGGTTTTGCCTCCTGTTTGATAAACCCTCCCCCCGGCATCTTTGTCGTCGGAGCTGCCCTAACGATATAAAACGGACCATTATCGAAATCAGTAAAGAAGACGGGTTTTTCGTCTTTTCCCCTGAACGGGATCATCTGCGGATTGATAAAGACATGCGAGAAGCCCATTGAGATGTAATCGCCACGTTTTTTCCCCTCAAATTTTGTCACACAGGAATTTCCCTTCTGGTTAAAGAGAAAGGCCATGACGTTGAGAGAGGGAAACATGATTTGATTCTTCTTTCCTAAATACAACTTTTGTTCCGGAGGTCTTGGTTCTTTACTGTGATCAAAAAATTGATCAAACAAAATATCCGCCAAACTTTCACCTACAACACGAATTTGAGTCTCTTCCATTTTTCACCTTTCTTGTGATGCCCGGAAGTCTATGCTTCGCTTGATCACGTTTAGGTTTTGGAATTCCCCTCAATCTTTAGGGGTCATCGGATAGGTTTCGGGTCTCCTATCAACCCCCTGTTTTCTTATATCCGTGCTATGTCCCGCCTTGCCTCGCCATGCCTTGCCATGCCAAGCCCGGCCATGCCCCGCCCCGCCAAGCCTTGCCATGCCACGGTTTAATTAACCAACCATCTGATTAGTAAAATGATAATTGCCCAAAAAATGAGCGATGGGATCAGAGCATTTCGAAGACCAATAAAGAATTCCATTTTATATTTCCCCCAAAATCCTCTGCCTCTCCTTGTATTTCTTATATTCTCTCCTGATGTACCTTAATTCGCGGGACCAGCATTTGGAGCAAACCCCATGTGTCTCCGATCTATCCGAGAAAGGCTCCTTCTCCCCATACTTCCGATCCCCGATATGATATTTCGAATAACAGACCTGGATCATTTCGTCGCTTCTCTTTTTACTATCGGTTTCCCGGTTCCGGTTTTATCCTTGCGGTCCATGGTCTCGAGACTTTCGATCCTCCCGCCATGATCCAGGACCCAGGAGTTGAGCTTCCGGATCTCTGCGCCGGTCCGATCCGCATTGCGATGGCCGAGAATATAACCTCCTTCGAGGGCGGCGATGGCGACGAGGATGCAGACGATAAACCAGAAGATTGTCTCCCGGAGAGCTCCCCATCCTTTTTTTATTTCGAGAAGATTGTCATTCATATATCTTTCTCTCCTTAATTCCTTTTATTACTTAGTGAAAACTAAAAGAACCGAAGAGGATCAAGCCGGAAATGATTAAAACGGCCAATGCCGCTAAGATTAAACACGTCCAATTAAAAGCCACGATCCAATTGACTTTGTTCCACCATCGGATCCCGCGATATGGCCGGATTGTCGATATTGGTTTTAAAGGATTTAAAGCCTTGCCCAGCTCGAGACCTTCATTCTTTCTGAAATCTCTGACGATCTGCTCCGATAAAGATTCCGAAATACGGTTGGTCGTTTTTTTGTCTATCATATCGTTCATCGCCTTGAGTTCCCACATCCGCCATCTATCGTGTCCAATATGATCTCTGGCTCTTGCATTTTCATTTCTTCTCGGTATTTGCGTTGTCCTCCTTTTTGAGACCGATTTCTTTCAGATCTTTCTCGCCCACGATGGTGCATCGGAAAACTCTGAATTTGCCATCTGTTGCAATTGGAATAGCGGCAATATCTTTGGCCGTGAATTGCGCGATGAGAATGCGATATCCGGGTACCCAGTTTTGCATACACCAATTCAGGCTGGCCAAATTGATTCCGGGAGCGCATTGAAGTTGATCGTTAGTATTCGCTTCTGGTACTTCATGGGTTTCTCCTATCTCATATTTGATCCCGGCATTGAATGGATCCTCATTATTTGCGTTTATAAGTTTGTAACATCTGATCTTGCCCGGTTGATCTAAAAGAAATAACAATGGCGTGACCAAATATTTATTAATTCTTTTCGCCCCAGAGAGATCCGCCCCAGAAAGATTCGCCCCAGAGAGATCCGCCCCAGAGAGATCCGCCCCAGAGAGATCCGCCCCAGAGAGATCCGCCCCAGAGAGATCCGCCCCAGAGAGATCCGCCCCAGAGAGATCCGCCCCAGAGAGATCCGCCCCAGAGAGATTCGCCGCAGAGAGATTCGCCCCAGAGAGATCCGCCCCAGAGAGATACGCCCCAGAGAGATCCGCCCCAGAGAGATCCGCCCCAGAGAGATCCGCCCCAGAGAGATACGCCCCACAGAGATACGCCCCAGAGAGATACGCCTTGTTTTTGATGGCCAAATCCCTCGAACCTTCTTCACCTTCGCAAATTAATTGATTTGTAAGTTTGTTTTTAATTTGGTTCATTTTTAATTTCTCCTCCTTTATGGAATTGACGGCCATTGATTAAGAAAACTCTCTAACCAACTCTTTACGACCGGTCCGACAGTTTGGATTCCGAAGATAGCCACGGCCGCAATAACGGCGACCAAAATTGCATATTCGACAGACGAGGCCCCCTTATCTTTACCGTTATCGCTAGGAACGATGAATAACGCCCTGGCGTCCTTAACCAAACCGCCAAAGATCAGTCTTGCCCATCGGAACGCGGAGGTGACCAGGGGGATTCCTCTCGATTGCTTTCTTCTCTCGGGGAGGGCGCCGAGGAAGGACACCGTTCCCCTGACATAATTTTTAAGATAGACTTTATAGAGCATGGTGAACCTTCTTTAAAAATGCCGAGCGGTTCGGCGGTTAGAGGTTATTTGATTTCGTAATATTCAACCGTATGCGGAGGGTCTGCAACCGAGCTGTTATAGCCCATCGTAGAACCACCGCCCGCACCGCCACCGTATACGCTGGATCCACCATTCAAGGCTGATCCCACCACATTGACGCTGCTGCCGATACCAGAACCCTTTATCTTTGTTCTCTGAAAGACTCGGTAACGGATCTTGGAAGGGTCTACTTTGTATTTGCCGTTTGCCAATACAATCTTCTCATATTTTTCCAGAACGAACTCGGTCAGGTCTTCAAGACAGATCCGGTTCCATATCCATCCATTGTAGGATTCAAGTACCCGTTTGACCTTTTCACCCTTGGCCAGACCTTTCAAAAACTCGAATTCTGGCATATTGGCAGTCCAATCAACAAGCCCTCCGGTGATGAGGGGATACACATTTGTAGGAAGTGTTGGCACGCCCAAAAGTTCTCTCGGGACATTGACCGTTACTTCCTGGACAGGCGCCACGAATCCAAACTGGGATTGCCCTTGCCCTTGTCCTTGCCGCTGCCCTTGAATATTTGTGTTGGTTGGATTAAAATTGTTTCGAAATTCAGGGGCGTTCACATTCACGTTCGTATTGATATCCGTGTTTGCGACGCTCTGCGTTTGGCCCTGTTGCAGGTTCGCTCCGGTGACAGGGCTGAACGCTCCTCCTGTACTTGGTCCATCGATCGTGACCTGGGCCAGGGCCATGGTGGCCCATCCCAAAATCAGCATCATTGCTAAAACTACCTTTCGCATTCGTTTTCTCCTTTCGTTTCGTTTTTGCCTTACCGCTCGGCTTTCGTTAAGACTCGTCGAGAATCATTGCGAGGATCCATTTCTGGATCTCGATCTCCTTGTCAGAATCGATCCGTTTGCATTCCTCGGGGAGGTTTCCGAAGGCTTCGTCTTTCTCGGTGAAAAATTCCCTTACCTGCCTAACAAGATTTTCCATGGGTACCTCCTTTTTGAGGCCGGGAAGATTCTTCGGAAAGGATCAATTCCCAGTGCGGGACCGTTCGTTGTCCCATCTTGCACCTGGGAAAACACATGCCCTGATTAAAAACATTAAAGTCCGGGCAATTCGAGCAGCTGTGAACCTTTCCTGTTTTCCGCTCACCGATTCGCATCGATTGTTGTTGGATCATTCCTGGGCCCCCTTTTTTCTAAATTGAACCTGCATTCCGGAGCGCCGTTGTTTTGAAAGAGATCCCGGCATTGACGGGAGAGGCAGCGGGCAACACTGATTCGTTTGTTAATCGGTTTTCTTCCCCCTGGCAGCGCTCTCTGGCAAAATAAGAATTGAACCATTCTGAATCTCCTTCTGATGTAATTGATGTGCAATCTATATACCAAATTCTGGTATACTTTGTCAAGAAAAAAATACAGTTTTATGGAAAATTTTTGGATGGGGCTAATTGGTGGAATTTATTCGGTTTCTGAGGTGGGACCTGACTTTCCCTTAATAAGCCAGTCAAGACTAAGCCTGAATTCTTCGCTGAACATAACCAAAAAACCAGTGTTTATGTGACCTTTTTTGGCCCAATTATGCAAAGTATTCGGAGAAAGACCTTTTAAAACGGCATAGTGATTCATGGTTTTGTAGGGAGATTTTTTAATGGTTTCTCTCACCCTCGTGGAGATATCTTTTTTTTGTTTCGGTGTTAAGTCAAATTTTTTGCTTGACATGATATACCAAAGTTTGGTATATAGCCAGATTATGAACCAAATCGTATTCGCAAAAATGCTGAATAAGAAGAAGATAAACCAGGCGCAATTGGCAAGAAAATTGAACATGAGTCCTCAACGGATTTGTGATATTCGATCGGGTCGCCTTGATGGATGGAAATATCGATCCAGGATTTGCCGATACCTTGGAGTTCCGGAAGAGATCCTATTCCCCGAAGATAAAAAGACTCAAAAATCATGCCAGGTTTAACTCATGAAAGGTCTTGGAAATAGATGTTTTTTCATGTCAAATCATAAAATTGGGTAAACGGACAATATGTCAAATAATTGACAGATTTTGTCATTTTGCGACTGTTGAAAGAAAGAAACCAACACTCATGAAGCCGGTTAAGATGATATTAAATCCGCAGAGAATTTTAACCAATAAAGATTCTTCCTTTTTAAAAACCATCGACACCATTCGAATAATTAGATACGTGCTCAATATCAATCCAATTGCTGAGATGTTGAACATAAATTATCTCCTTTCTTGGAGGTAAACCATTTGCCATGACGGTTCACGAATTCTGCAAGGCCAGACAGATCACCATCGGGCAGCTCGCCAAAGAGATCGGCTATAACTATGGGACGCTTAGAAATGTCTCCTCTGGTCATATGCGGGCCGGTCTCAAACTAATCCGGTCCCTGGAACGGATCTCTAACGGAAAAATTTCCCTTAAGGATTTACGTCCCGATCTTTATACGACTTGATATTGCTTGTCAAGAAAAAAATGACACCGAGAATGTAAAAATGTGTACAGCTGGGAAAAATCAAGTAAAACGGGGTAATTTCATAACAGGGCTGGCCAAGAGATGAAATGTCTATCTTGTGGAGGTTCAATCATTTGGAACCCCGGAAATTCGGTATTCCCGGCCGAACTAAAATGTCTGAATTGCGGAAGGAGACCCAACATGACAGAAGAAAAAACGAAAAAATGCTCAAATCCGAAGTGCGGAAAGACCTTGCCTGCCACCGTCGAATGGTTTGGAAAGAGAACGATTTCACCTGATGGGCTAACGGGTCTTTGCAGGAAATGTCTACAAGACTATTCCAAAAATTATCGCAAGGGAGAGACGGAAAAGACCCCAAAAAAGATTCGACGACAGAGCCAGGCAGGTCCGCCCTCCGGGCCGGGGATCCCTATGGGTCGGCGGTCATCTCGCAAAGAGCCTCTCACCACGGCGTCTCCGGAGGCGATCATTGCGGCCCTTCGGAAGGGCGTGGCCAGAGAGATCATCATCTTAATCGAAGACAGATTTGAAACGGTTTAGTTCCTATGCAATCACTTGCAAGAATAGGAAATAAAGAAGGTAGATGGTATGAAATCCAAAGATGATTGCTTAAAATGGTTTCCGCTTTGGAGAGATAAATGGATTTTTGGCTCCACGCGGATCGAACTCCAACATGACGAAAGGGCGATCTGGGTCGATTTCATGGCCCTTGCCTCGATGGATAGTGGTTTTATCAGGGCGAATACCGTTACGGCCTATCTCGTTCCACAACTGGCCGGACTTCTCTGCTGCAAGGAAGAGCTTTTGTTACGAAGCATAAAGCGTTTCCTTGAAACGGAAAAAATCAAAGAAACCGATTCCGGAATCTATTATCTTCTCAACTGGCAAGAGTTCCAATTAGGCGGTCGGCAGCGACGGAGGATTGAGGCCCACGCCAGAGAAATATCCGCAAGAGCGGACGCCATGGCCGGAAAATCGGACGCCATGTCCGAAACCGCGGCCTTAAATATAGATAAGATTAGACTAGATAAGAGTATAAAAAGAATAGGTCAAAAAAACTCGCCTGATGATTTCTCTCTCTTTTGGTCTTCCTATCCTAAAAAAGTAAAAAAGCAAAACGCGCTTAAGCAATGGGAAAAAATTAAAGAGAAGCCAGCCATTGAAATGATCATCGATGCGCTTAATAAACAAATCACTTGCCGGGAACAATTACAACAAGACGGAAAGTTTTGTCCCGAATGGCAGGATCCGGAGCGATGGATTAAGAATCGTCGCTGGGAAGACGAAATGGAGGTGCAAGATGGAAAACCCCCAACAGACGTTGTTGCCGGGCGCTTATGGGAAATCGAACAGCGCCGAAAAAATAGAAACGGAACCCCTGACAAGAATTCCTGAGCCACCCGAATCCTATATCGAGTTTAAATG